TTCAATTGATGGGATTGGAAGGTTTAGCATCGCGCGAGCATGTAAATCAAATTCGGAGAGGTTTTGTGTGAATAATGTCAGTAAGCCCGTGTCGTGTGGTCTAGGTGAGAGCTCTGAGAAGATTACTTCATTACCTTTGACAAAGAACTCAACTCCGTACAAACCATAACCACCTAACTTATCTGTGATCGTTTGGGCCATCTGACGTGCTTTGATTTCAATTTGTGCATCTACTTCATTGGACTGACTACTATAATAGAAGTCACCATTCCTTTGACGATGGATGATAGCTGGACAAAATAGTGTCCCATATCTCTTAGTACGTGTTGTTAGAACGGTAATCTCATAGTCAAAATCATAGAATTCTTCTACGATTACACGCTCCCGCTCGCCTCTCATATTCTCTACTGCATAATGCCAAGACGATGTTAAAGCGACCAAATCATCTGCTTCTACAATAGATTGGCCCTTACCAGATGAGCTCATAACAGGCTTTACAACGACCTTGGGACTACCCATCTTCTCATACTTTGAGAGAAGATCTTCTAATGTATCACAATAATCATGCTTCAATACTGGTAGTTCACATTCATCTTCTGCAACATCTCTAATCTTATCTCTGTTCATTGTTAGATCAACAGCATTCGTGTTAGGGACTACATTACTATGTTTCAACAGAGCTTCAGTCGCAATAGCCTCAATCTCTGGGACAATCAAGTCTGGTTTACATATACTGATATGATAGTTTAACTGCTCAGCATCCAACATATCAAACACAATACTATGGTCAGCAACCTGCATAGCAGGAGCTCTCTCATAACTGTCACATGCTACTACAAAGCAGCCAAGTCTCTTCAAACTAATCGTTAATTCACGGCCAAGCTCACCTGAGCCCAGCAACATAATCGTTTTCATTGTAATCTTCCTAGTCTATGATAGAGAGCAAGCATGCTTGACATCTCTTCTTCAGCAACACAATAGTGCTCACACTGTCTAATATATGATCCAAGTGCCTTCTTCAGTACTTCAATGTCATTAGGACTGATAGCTGCCCTTGGTCTGTCTTTCTTCTCATTCTGATCAATCATCGTTCTTCTCCGCCTTTGTAACTTCCTTGTCCGCACTTTTGCTCGTCTCACGAAGTTTTCTCCATATCTGTCTAAAGCTCTGACGTACCCCAGGCTTACCATATGTACACACAATTAGATATGGACTGTGTACGCCAAGTAAGAAGCAAGGAGCGATGAAACCATCCTTTGTATGGATCGTTATATAAGGTATCCTATACGATCTGTAGCCAGAAATCAACCCAAAACTGAAGTTACCCACACGATATCCACGGAATTTACTATATTTCATGTGACTGTTAATGTACCAGCCATACTCACGGAAACTATCATGTGATATCCGGCAAGGATGGATCTCATTAAACTTACGTTCTTTGATTGTGTGATGTTTAGATGTAAAGAAATAGGGTTTTATTTTGGCCATAATGAATCAAATATAAAATAGAATGCTACAAATCCACAGAGAAAGATACCCCAATACAACATTATTTATCAAACGTATAGATGGTTATTAGCTCATCCTTACCCTTGACTTTGATCCGACCAATCTCTTTGGATTCAATAGTTGTCAACTGATCCATAGTATGGCTAGAGTATATTGTAGGGAAATCAATGTAATCACCACGTGCAGCAGTAGCTTCTAGCCGGGCTGCAAGGTTAACAGCATCGCCTATGACAGAGTAATCAAACCTGGACTCAGAACCCATATTACCAACAATACAATCGCCAGTGTTAACTCCGGTCCCCACTCTGATAGTTGGAAGGCCCATCTCTTCATAATGCTTTTGAAGTTCTTTAGTAGCATCTTCTATCTCCATTGCTGACTTTACAGCCATCTCAGCATGGTTAGGACATGGGATAGGAGCATTCCAGAATGCCATGATGCAGTCACCCATGTACTTGTCAATCGTTCCACCATTGGCCATAATGATGTTTGTCATCTTGTTCAGATAGTCGTTGATCAGATGGACGAGTCCTTCTGGATCGTTGTTATTCTTATAGTGTTCGCTGATAGGAGTAAAGCCGCAGATGTCCATGAACAAGAATGTCATCTCCTTACGCTCGCCTCCTAGCTTCATCAGACTCGGATCCTTCTGTAGCATCTCGACCATGTCCGGGCTCAAGTATGTGCCAAACTGTCCTTTGATCTGCTGCTTCAGCTTAAACTCAGTATAGAATCTAACGAACGATCCATGAGCAAATACTAATATTAATGTCAGAAGAAGGAACGTTGGATCAAACTGTAGCTGTGAGTTCTCGAACATATAGACAGAAAAGTACATGAAACTTGAACTCAAAACCACGATTCCAGCGCCTGAAATAGCGATAGAAAGTTTAGATAACATGAATAGTATGATTATTGACAGCAAAACCATGGCAAAAAGTTCATAAAACATGAACTCTGGAAGCCGGACAATGCTGACCCCATCTATCATTGTCTTCAACAGATTCGCCTGAATATCGTGTGGATACATCGATCCAACAGGTGATGAGACAACTGTTGACCCTTCAAATGTAGCTCCTAGAATGGCTATTGAGCCAGCTGGAATCTTGTCTATCTCTGTCAGTGAGTAGCGGTTAAACTCGTTCCAATAAGCAACTGTGACGTTACCATTCAGGTCAGTGTTGATGTTGTTGAACTTAGGAATCCTGACGAACATGATGCCTAGTGGATCTGTCTTGACTTGGAATGTAGTATCACCAGCAGCAACTCTCAACAGATCCAAAGCGAACGATGGATACATCTGTCCTTCAAATAGATTGATAAGAGGTATCTGTCTAATGATGCCATCAGAGTCCTGCTTACTATTGATCAGACCAAACCCATAAGCTGACTCCATCAGCTCCTGTCTAGCAAACAACATACCATCATATGGTCTTACAAACTCATCAATAGCATTTTCACCAAATGTTGCCAGACCAGGTGCTTGTGGTCTAAAGTCAGTGTTTGTCTTATTGGTTGGTGCGATAGCTAGGACAGCTGTCATGTCAAACAGAGCATCAGATAAGGCTGCATCGCCTCCTGATCTGTCTGCTTCACTGAGTAGAATGTTGATACCAAGTATGCTATTGTCTAGCTTCAGCAGCTCGTCAGCAAGTATGTCACGAGGTATCGGATACTGACCAAACTTCTCTAACGAAGCCTCGTCAATATCAATCAGTACTATCTGCTCTGATTGTTTAGTTGGTTGGATCCTTTGTAAGAAGTCAAAGTACGATAAACGTGTACTCTCAACTAGAAATGGATCCCATAATCTCAATGTAACTAGCAACGCTAAGGTTACTAGTACATGCCACATTCTCATAACTGCACTTTTTCTCTATTCCGTAAGTGCTCTTCAGCAATATCATCTTTGGATTGTCCATGATAGGCTACAGCATGATAGTTGGAAACCATAAACTCGTTCAGATTGACCCCGGCCATGAATCTATCACATTCAGGGTGGTCATCTTCTGGAATTGTTACTAGAAACTCACCAAGGATCCGACCAAACTTACCTGTCTTATCCTTCTGAGTACGAAGAACAGGATCCGTTCCAAGGTGCTTCTTCAAGAATGCTTTGGCAGCTTTGCCATACATCTTCTCTACTTTATCACGTGTACGAGATTCAGGCGTATCAATACCATACAATCTTACACGTTCTTTCTTCAACCAGACACCAAATCCTAGATCGATATCAACATCTACTGTGTCGCCATCGATAACCTTCACTACTTTACATCTATACTCGTACATTTGAAACTCCTATTGTGTTATATTTATGGTGTTGGTATCACCATTGTTTATCACGATAGGGTCTAGTAGTTTACCATCTTGTTCAAGGACAACAGTTGTCGGATTATTTTGATCCATTGATATCTCTACAATCGATTGTACATTACGAATCAGAGTTACCTTTTCACCATCGACAATAGTGTTTGTCTGTGTAGCAGTGTCAAAGCCTTCTTCTGTACCATCAATACGCACATCCCCTGTAGACTCTTTTTCTTGTAGAAGCTCAGCATCAAGATCAGAATACTGATCTAACATATCTTCCAGCAACTCTACATTCAAAAAGTCAACGTCTAGCTCATTGAATTCAAGGTAGTCTCGTTCAAGCTCCTCATCTGCAAGTAGCTGCTGATCGAGGAAGTCTATATCTAGAGGATTGACGTTCTTTTTTTCAACCAGAGCATAAAACTCATCGAGTAACATTACTTCTTTAGGAGGGGCGATGATTAGGATATTGTCAAGCATGTCCAGTGTTAGGTCTAGGATAGCTGGGTTACTAGGAGGCATTTCCATGACAGATGTGGTTGTTGATTGAAAGGGCTTGTTCAATACAACCTCACCTGCCATGGTTGAGACAATGATTTCACCTGATGATATTCCATTGACATCTGGAAGGAGAATCACTAGAGTACGACCAAACTCATCCACTGTGACTGTAAAGTCTGTGCCCCGAATACCGATAGCAGCAGTAGGAGTCCGTAGTCTAATGTTCTCTTTCTCTATAGTGCCTAGCTTACCTGTGATAAAACGCGCTGTTCCTTGGGCAAAAGTCATCGCGAGGTCAGACTTTTTCGGATCATCATCGAATACCACATTGTCTATAACGATACGGGTGTGCTCTGTCATACGTAATTTACTTTCGTCAACAAAGCGCACCTGCATTCGACCCTCACCTGTGCGAAGGTCGTCTTTAGATATAATGTCGAAGCCCTTAGCAGGCTCCAACTCTTTAGTCTCTCTGACTATTTGCCTCCAGCCGACAGCCCTATCGACTAGACCAACGTCCTTACTGGCAGCCGGTAGCGGTGCCAGAATCAGACTGGCTAATGCAAAGCGTAGAGTCAGCTGTTGTAGTACCTGAACCACTCATGTCCACCGTTATGCTATCTTTTTGTAATGTTGACTGTTGTTCAATGGTCAGGCTATTGTAGTTACCTGATCCAGTGATTGTGTGCTCGTGTCCATCATAGCCATCTACATCGATGTCCAAATGGTTCTCGTCACCAGTCCAATCAATAGCACTAGTAGCACTACCAACATCAATCTCAACATCAGCCGCATTGAAGTCACCATCAAGCGTCCAGTCAAGGTCTAAGCTGCCAGCAGCATCGTTAGTTCCAACATCTAGATCAACAGTGTTGTTTCCGCCATCGATATCGATAACGTAATCGCCATTGCTTGCACCAAATGTGTTAGTTGGATCTATGTTCAAGTTGATTGTGTTGGTACTACCATCGACGTTCATGTCGAGGATAATATCATCACCCACAATGTTACCTAGTACTTTGTTGGTATCGCCTACGGTATCAATACTAATTGTGACATCATCGCCATCAATCAGCATCTTGGTATCGTCGGTGTCATTAGCACCAATTTTGTTTCCGTCACCGTCTTGAGTAATATCGATATCTACACCTGAGCCTACTTGGTCAATGTAGATCGCATTATCAGCCCATACAGGCGATGTCCCTGCGTTTACTAGGAACAGCATTACAAATATTCTTTTGTGTAACGTGTTCATTTTCTTACTCCGTTATATGTCCAGAAGCCTAGAACGTTGCCCCGTTCAATAACCTCTAAGACACCAGTTTCTATTGCTCTTTGCGTGGCAATCGACACGCTTTCATTACGAGCAACACCAGACTCAATCTCTACGAGTTCAGTTCCTTGCTCTACAAATCTAAAAACATCGCCACCGTATGCCGTGGACAATATAGTTTTACTTGATATCACTTCAAGTAACACTTCGCCAGTAGCTACACTCACAAGACGAATGTTTATCGTCACTGTGTCTCTACTAAATTCCCGACTGGAACCAATACCGAGGTATCGTGCACCAGCACCACCAGAATCTGTAGCATGGTCGTATCCAACTATGCCACCTGTGATAATCATACCTGCAAAGGTAAGAGCAGGAAGTCTCTTCGCGCCCTCGCCGTCATAACTACTTCGCGTCTGTCTAATCAACTGACGCTCTTTTGTCAAATCATCTAAGACCTGACGGTCAATTACTCTAAAGAAGTCACCATTCGCAGCTCGAGTCAATGCTCTGATCAGATATACATCAGGCGCCTGCGTAACTGCTGTGCTAAAGGATGTGCCTCCACTAGCGTTTTGTTTCTTCTGTCCCGTCTGATCAGTGAATCTATACACTGCAACAGATGGCTGTCTTATTGGGGGGTGTATCTCGATTAGCTTTTGTTCAAGTAAAGTGAGTTGAACTTTGGCTGTCTCGACTACAGGTATCTCCCAGTTGCGACCACTAAACGAGGTGCAACTAGAGACCAAAGTCCCCAAGAGGAACAGTAATGACAGTGACCTTACCGTACTCATCGGTTATCGTCAGCTCCACTTCATCGTTATCTTTAACATATGTTATACCAGTACCATCTACCTCGAATGAACCCTCGTCAGAAGGATTCTCTCCAAACATCTCTTCTACTATTTGTCTTGATAGTGTTGAGTATATTCTACTCTCAACGTTTCGTATGAACTTAGCTTGCGTAGTGCTATCAGCATCACGCTGTGCTTGTTTAGCAGCGTCTTCTTCTTCTTGTTTCAAGGCATCCTTTCTGGATGTCTCTTGATTCTCAATTGTAAGGTAATGTGATGATTGATTAACACCGCTAAATGATGGTGACTTGAATTGATGTTCTATAGGAGCTGCTATAGCGTGGCTAATAGCTAGTCCCCAACACATTCCAACAGCAAACCACAGACCTGGACTCAAAAGTATCTCAGTCTTAGTCTTCTGTGCTTCAACCAGCATTTCCCATGCACGTTGTTCGTGCTTACTTCTTCTTTTTGTCATTTTCTCGTAACTCAATTACTGTATCCAGTTTCTGCTGGAGTCTAATAATATCATTATCAAGCATTCTAATACGGTCAATCAATCCAATCAGTGTTTTGCTAGCCTCGCCAAGTTTAACCTTGATCTGTTCGGTGACAAACTTCCATATGAAGTAAATCATCCACAACATACCAACAGCTGCAACAATAGGAAAGCCATAGTCTTTGATTGCAACTACCATGCCTTCCATTAGTCTCTCCTCGCATCAGTTTTACCATCGGCACGGCTAATCCGTCCCAAATCTGGTTTCAGATTTAGGATGTTAGACATAGTGACATCGATACGAATCATGTCGTGATTCATAGTTCTGACACGGTTGTCTAGTTGGCTCACAATCCCATGGATACTGTTCACTTGACCAATAACAGATTCCAGAATATACTTCACCGATAGAAAAATAAAAAAACCACCAATTAACGCCATGGCGATTGGGAACCCAACCTCACCGATTAGGTTCAAAATCTCACTCATGTATATACTTATGGTTCTTAGATGTGCTGTCTGACGTCTTTATTGTATACTTCGTCGTAGTATGTGCCAATCAACTTGATAGCGTCCCAGATGTAATCATCACGCTTTTTCACGAAGACTTGCGGCTTATTGCTGTCAGCAACACTGATAAGGATGGCTATTTGAGGAAAGCTAATACCAGTACGTTCTTCCGCCATCACAGCGTACATAGCAGCCTGTTGGAAGTAGTTTTGGATCCACTCCTCTTTCTTCCATTTAGCACTTGTTTTGAAGTCAACAATAGTGTTCTTGCCTTCATAAACACATGCAAGGTCACACTGGCCGGCAACCTTTAGATAGTCTGAATACAGACTTGCTTCAAGAGCATATACTTTCTCTACACCTTCATCGAGCAATGGCTTCAGCTTCTTGAATGCTTCGATGTTTCCTGGCGTCTTGTCTTTGAGAAAGTTATCGTCATTGTTAAGATAATCTTCACAGATAGAGTGAACAGCAGTGCCATGGCGACTAGCTTTAACAGATACTTTGTTAGCTTCTTCTGCACCAACTCGTTTACGCCAAGCCATGATGCTAGCCTTAGTAGAATGACCTACTACTGTAGAAACACTTGGGTACTTAGCACCTTCTGGTGTTACATAATAACGGTTGCCATTGATAGACTCACGCTTAATCTTCTTGATATCCCACGGCTGATCATGGATAAACTCTATACGATCCATCTGAGGACCGAAACCGTCACGAAAACCTAAACCCATTTTTTACTCTTTTCTTGATTAGCGACCATGCTTTGTGTGGATGGAATTGTGTATACCTAGCATCCTGGTCCCACTTTTTCATTAACTTTTCAGGTATCTTATCTGCCTTAACTAGTCTTATGTTACCCCAGTTGTCTCTGTCAGATAGCTTGACATGAGCCATTGGTGTTCCTGTATTCAGATCAAACTTACCATCTCTATGTAATCTTACACCAATGTTCAATGGTCTTGTCCATGCTGATATAGAGAAGCTGCCTTCAACAAGCTCTATACCTTGCTGTGCCATCTCCATTGTATTCCTCATCTCGACCCATATATTAGGTTTATCTGTCCACATTAGATACTGTATGACAATCTGAAATTCGGGATGGGTGCCGTCAAAGGTTCTACCAGACGTAAAATCAAATAGATCATCCCATGCCATCTGTGTCATGTTATGAGGAGTAATCTTCTGCTGCTTCTTCCAATAGTCAAATTGTATATTGAATGGAGCTTTGATTGTCCATGTATTCTTCCAATGTTCTTTCTGAGAAGGACACTTCCCACTCTCGTATGACATATCATAATCATATGGAACAAGATCCAAAGACGCAGCATCAGGTGCAAAGTAGTCACCTTCAGTTGTTTGCATCTTGATTGTAGGATAGTAGTTAACTGTTACCATGCTTATCTTTGAGTATGATATACTCTTTCACTAGTTTGGATCGTACAATGTCATCGTTGTTGAACTCTACAAATGAGAACATAGACATCTTAGATACGATCCGCATAAACTGTTTGATACCTGAACGCTCACCTTGGTCTTCAAGGTCATTCTGTCTAAAGTCACCACACATAATGATCCGACAGTTCTTACCACAACGAGTAATGATACTATCTAGCTCATGGAATGTCAGGTTTTGGATCTCATCTACAACTACAACAGTGTTCTGTAGTGTTATTCCTCTGACATGTGATGTAGTGATGAACTCGACATCGTTTCTGTTTTTAAGGATTTCGTAAGCGTCTCCTCGTCCATAGAGCTCAGTAGCAATTGCATAGTACGGTAGCTCATAGGCTCTGGACTTTTCTTTGAGGTTACCTGGTAGAAATCCCATATCTCTTGTCGGAACGGCACTTCTGACAATGGTGACGGACTTGTATGGGCTGTCTGCCTCAAGTACTTCGGAGAGACCAAGGTAGAATCCAAGGAATGTTTTACCAGTCCCCGCAACTCCATGCAATAGTAGGTTTTGTTTATCGTTCCACTCATCAAATACTACCTCCTGGTTGGATGTAATCGGTTGAATGTTCTTCAGCTTAAAGGCCTGTTTACCTTTACCTGGATGTATCTCTGCAATCACGCCTTCTCTTCTAAGTTTGCGGCGTTCTCTTTTTGTTAGTTTAGCTTGCATGCTCATTAGATAGTCCTATCGAACTTGATAGCTAGCGTCATACGGAATGTAGGAGCTAGCGATGATGGGGAGCAGACCTTATGTGGGATAGCACCATTGAACAGAACGAAACGTCCTGGCACATATTCCACTGTCTTCCTAATTGATTTCTTATCTTCACTTGTAAATATTGTAAAACCTTGCCATTCCAAATCCCAATTGAGATTGATAAAGTATAGTAGAGTATCACCAGCTTTGCCGTCCATGACCCCATCTGTATGTATACGATCTGAATCAGTTGGAGTAGAGATGTTGATAGCGCCATGACAATCTTTGTGTTTAAGATGACTGAACTCAGGTAGATCCAATATACCAAGACGCAGCACCTGCTCTCTGTTCAGCAGACAGACAATACTATAGTCCTTCTGGTGCTCAATAGTACCATTGTCAGCACCACAGATTCTATACTGTGCTGTCTTAGCAATCTCATACAATGTCTCTCGCTGAGCATATGTCAGCAAGTCATCATATACTTTAATCGAGTCGTTCACCGGTTGTGCCCTCTGCACGTTTAGTAGTACCTAAACGCTTACGGTTCTTTGCAATAGCATCTGCTGTCTTAACTTGCTTAGCTGTTCGACGGGTGCCATGTTCAGCCATATCACTACCTGGATTCTCATCCGCAATCCGTCCTAGCATCTCTTTCCAACCATCATCCATCTTACCACCAGTAGTTGTATACTGTGATGATACAAAGTTTAGATTGAACCTTTGTTCTAGCTCAGGGTTGTCCTTTTTAAACTGAAGCATCTCTTCGTACTTCATATCAGTTTCGAACTCTTTATCCGTCTCTGGATCGTACCAACCATACTTAGGCATCGAGTCTCTCCTTAAACTTGCTATAATGTAGTCCAACTACATTGTTTGATCTGATAGGATGTATACGCTTAGTGCCATCTGGCAATACGAATACAAACTTAACTTCTGGATGCTGTTGTACAAACCATTCTAAGTAGAACATTCTACGCTGCTGGTCTTCAAATGATACCTTTGATGGGAAGTTCTTCTTACCAAGATACACATTGCCAAGCACATCACCTTCATACAACACACAATCCATACCTAAGATATAGATTTTCTTTGATCCATGTTTGACCATTTGCTCAAGACCAAACACACCTGCATTGTTCTTGTATCTTGGTCCTGGCTTTGCTGCAGGCTCATATTGAGCCTCACCTTCAGCAAGAATAATAGTATCAATATCGACACCATTCTCTACTAGCTCCTGCATGACAGGAGGGTCAATGACAATACTTCTTGTTACATTGGCTTCTAACGCAACGATATTGCATCCATACACATTGTGGTCTTCTAACAGCTTTAGATCAAAGTCTGCTCTTGAAGGTCCATTACATACTAATATATCCATTATGGCAACATATTCAAATTGATTGAAACTCTACAAGGTTCATTGGTGCAGCTAGTGCTTCTGTGTTTCATACTTCCGTCAAAGATAACTATACGATTCTCTACACTAGCAACCCTAGATCCATCTTCAAAGTCTGTGTAACCATTATTGCTATTCACATAGTATACACAGTTAACATGATCTAAAGTATCCCCTGTATCATCAATCAGGTCAACATGAAATCCGTGAGGCTCCACTTTATGTGTCCTAGGATACAAATTCACCTTAGCTCGATGTAGAGTCTTATAATGATCCAAGTTCAATGCTGACGCAACAGGCTCAGCTATTGTGTCAAACATATCTGACTTGTTTCCATCAATCAATAAGTTGTGTAGAAAATAACCTGTAGAAGAGCTTCCATCACCATTGACTGAGATGGTTGGATTGTAATTCCATTTGATGCCATCATCTACCATTGTATGAGGAGTGCCCTTGTCCGTCATTAGTAGCTTTCTATAAAGCACATGCCAGACATTCGGAGGTAGAAAGTTATCTACAACCTCTATCATACCAGGCCAGGGAATGCTTTCTTAACTACAGCTTTAGAGATACCTTTGAACTCCTCAGGTAGCTTCTTATCTTTCATGCCAACAAGCAACTTAGCATCACGTGGATCAACATTCTCAAGAAGCTCAATGAATAATGCTTCTTTACGAAGTTGTTTTAAGTTGGGATTGCCACCGTCAATAAACAAGTAAAGACGACGTGTCTCTGCATAGATAACATTCTCTTGGTCAACAAGCTCAGTTGGCTTGTATGGAGGCTCACCTTTCGGCAAGCAGTTGAAGGTTATCTTTTCACTATAAGTGTACTTTAGAATCTTACGTAGAGTAGGATTATCATACTTTTGTAGTAATGCTGCTTTACCATTGACTTTGTCGCCAGCTGCAGCTCTCTCTAGGATTTCTGAGATTGAGTATTTCATTTTAAAATTCCTTAATGCTTTGCATTAGAATGCTCAAGCCTTTGTCTATAAAATAATTAAACATTTTGGATCTATCACCTGATTTAGTATTCCTGTATTGGTTCACAACATCCTGTCTAATCTCTGATGGGATCTGTTCTAAATCTATCAACTGTTCATTCCTACAATACCCACCATACCAGGATGCGGCATAAAGCAATTCACCTTCATCAAGATCAGCTAAGATCTCATCTATCTTTTTCTGGCGAAGAGGGGTTTGACGTCCACCATTGACAAATGTATCGTCTTTGGAAAGGATATTAGGAATGCCATCACCACGATCACCTTTTAAGATATGTTCACGAAGGTATTTATCTGGATTACCACGGACCCATTTTGACTGTACAGGAGACCATTGAGATGTATCACCCCAGCGATGCAGTTGGATAAAGTCTTTATCACCTGAAACAATCACACAAGGCTCATAGTCAAAGCCACCTTCCAGCGGACTTGCATGATACTTAACTAGAGTTGCAATGATGTCATCAGCCTCAGCTCGTTCAATCTGCAATACTCTGTAAGGAAAGTTGTCTCTAAGTTCTTGCTTGACTGTCTCTAATGCTTCAAAGATAGTCTTCCAATCGTGATCTGAAGCTTCACGATCAGCCTTTCTATTGGCTTTGTAGTAAGGAAAGATCTCCTTGCGCCAATAGTTTCTATCATCACAGCAGATGATCACATCACCATACTTTTCACCAAAGGTTACGTTGTAGTGTCTGATTCCATTTAGAATCATAT